GGAGCCGGTATAGACATACTGCTCACAGAGCTCATAGCCTTCCTGTTCGCCGGTCCCGATGTAAAAGCGGTAGCCGATAAAATAGTAGGTCGTAACGCCCTGAGACCCGGAAGGGATTGCAAAATCATCGTAGTTGCCGGCCTTGATCTGGATGCGGCGCCCTTCGTTGGTGATAAATTCGCCGTCCAGGATCCTGACCGTGTTAGCTGACGGTACAGAGTAGGCCATGTTGCTGCCGGTCTGGAGGAAGACTCCATCGCCGCCGGTAAGGCCCCGGAAGAAATCCGCATCAATCTGGCCGTTGACAAATTTGAAACCGGAGCCGTTGACTAAGATAGCCATATTACTTTTCTCCTTTTAACTTATAAACGTAGGTGTACATTCCGCCGGAGATCTTAAGCGTCTTCCGGGCAATCGGGACAGTAACACCTGTCCCGTGAAAGTAGCCGTATAATCTGTCCCCGATGTCGCCCTCCAGCTCGGCGTCGTTGGCCTGCATGTTTTTGTAGCTTTTCAGCTCATTCAGGCGCTTGGTGCCGTATTTGATCAGATCCTCCTCAGACTGGGCAGAGGAGTAATCAAAATAAGCCTGCCGCTCCCGAAAACCGGTGAAGGTCTTTGTCTGTGAGATCGCACCCCTGGCATTGGTGTACAGATCTACCCGCATCCTGTTCTGCAGCTTGCCTGAGCCCATGCAGATCAGATGGTTGATGCCCATGTTGTTATCTGTATAGGTCAGGGTCAGCTGTGAATCAGTGTTGTAGACCGTATCCAGAGTTACCGCCGGCACTGCCTCAACAGTGACCTGAATAGGAGCTCCTGCAGCAGTCTTGTCAGCGTGGATATAGAGCTTTGCGTCTACCGAGTCCAGCATTGCCATCAGGCCGTCCAGAACGGTGGCATGTAGAGCAAAGGTATAACTGCTGATCGTGATGCCGCTGGACCTTGCGGGAACATTAAAAAAGCCGCCCAGAATGGTGGACAGCAGATTCCTGATCACAGTATTGGCATCCTGATTGGTGACGGTGTAATAATCCTGCCCGGAAGGCGGGCAGATGATCCACTGGGACAGGAGCCCCCGCCACGTCCACGCCTTGTAAGACACTGTCTGATCGTTGTCGGAAGCCTCTTTGACAAACTCAAAAAGGCCACCGAACTCAGTACCCGGGACGTACAGGCCGGCACAGCCGGCGGGAAAATCCCCCGTAAAAGAGAGTGAGTTGCTTGCTACGTCAGAGGAGCCGACTTCAAAATCGCCATCAAAGTCGGCAGGCCCCAGCTCATGCCGGGAGGATGTAAGCATGATCAGCTGGTTATCCATTCTGGCTCACTCCTTTCCTTGTAGACTGTCAGCTCTATGCCGTATGTTCTGGCATAGCCAATGGCAATATCTCCAGGCGAGATCTTTTTCAGGATGGATCCTGCCGGGTCTCTGTAATCAAAAACATTGATGACAGTCTGACCGGCTATCAGATACACCCGCCTGTCCCACGGCTGCGTACTCCGGGAGTCGATGATCAGGACCTGACCATCTTCCACGGAATAGTTGACCTTGTACTGGTTCCCGGCGATATTGATCGTGGGATTGACAGCGGGGCCGTATACGATCAGCCGGAAGTCTGACGGAGCATAATGGTTGATGTCCATGTGAGGAGCGGCCAGCTCCACCTTGTAGCTGTATGGATAGCCGTATCCGAAATTCTCGCCCTCAGTGTCGATGTAGGCTTTATCCGTATCAAGTGCCGTGTGATCGCTGACAGGAGCGATAGAAATCGTCTGTTCCGTGTACCAGAAGGGCACCGGGCAGTAAAATTTGACCTTATTGATCGTCCTGTCGGGACGTTCCTTGTCAGGCTCCACCGATGACTCTGTAACGTAGCTTCGGATGTATGAGTTGCCCCATCTGAGCGTGCCCGGATCCTGATTAAAACAGTCCATATCAATGGCACTGTGGAAGCTGTTCAGGGCTTTCCGGCGCTCATTGGCGGTACCCTGGAACATGATCTTAGCTTCATATTCCAGGGCTTTTTTCTGCATTTTGTTAATCCTTACACCGTACTGACGGGCAGTAGTATCAGGCGCCCATTTCCAGTCATGGAAGGCACCCTGACTGATCCGGCGGAAGCCCTTAGCCATGAGATCAAATTCAGTGCCGTCGGACGCTGTGTATGAGATATTTATCAGACCCATGCCACCGAACCTCCTCTCATGTCTCTGACTGTTCTGCCGACCTCGCGGCCATCCAGATAAATGCCCAGATTAGCAGATTCCATACCTTCCTTCACGGCGTTATACAGATTTCCGCCCGTCAACTGATTCAGGGCATTGACCAGACCGCCGTCAGAATTAAAGGTCTCTGTCATCGGGGACATGGTGTCCTTTACAGCTTCCTCGATTTCTCTGGATGAATCCAGGATACCGAGGGCAAGACCTTTGCCCCACATCTGGCCGATTTCAAACCGTGCGACCTTGGAAGGGGACGCGATGCCGGCCTCGCTTTTTGCGGCATTGATGCCGGCCCTGACAGCCGCCCTTGCCGCTGACGTGATATAACCGACAGCGTCAGAGATACCATTGGCAAGGCCTTTGGAAATGTTTACACCAGCGCTGTGCGCGTCGCCCTTTACATCGTTGGCTGCGTCTACCAGCGCGCTGGCCGCGCCGCCGGTATTGGATGCGGCGGTCTTTACGCCGCTCTGACCGTCTTTGAGACCAGATGCCAGCTTATCAGCTACGCCTTTGCCGGCGTTGTAAGCAGGTGTCTGCTGAGCGACGGCGGCGTTTACAAGCTCTTTTGTCATTTCACCGACGGACCGGGAGTTGGTCTGTACAAGTCCTATTCCTGCACGGATGCCAGTTGCCAGCCTGTTCGACAGCTGCAGGCCGGCATTGTTAGCCGGTCCCTGATAGCTGTTTGTGACATTTATCATGGTGACAGTACTGCGTCCGACCTCGTTGGCGGCTCCCTGTACCGCTCCGATACTGGACCGGAGACCGGAACCGAGGGACACGCCCATCTGTCTTCCGGCAGCACTAAGGCCGCCTCCCGCGTTCTGGACCTTAGCGGTCACACCAGTGATGACGGAATTGGCAAGCTGAGTCGAAGCGGCGTCAACCACACCTATCCCATTGATCATGCCATTGGCAAGGCCCTGGTCCATGTTCATGCCGGATTCTTCCATCTTCCATGACGGTGACTGTACACCAAGGGCCGCATTTGCTCTCTCGATGACATCCACGCCCATGGCGTCGGCAGCGTCTCCGGCCTGAGCGGCTGCGGACTCGATGCCTCTGGCAAGGCCCAGTGCCGTTTCTGCTCCGGAAGTCTCCATGATCTCGCTGATGCCGTCCATGGAGTTGGCGATATTCTCAGCGCCGGAATCCATGAGGTCCTGACCCCACTGGTCCGTCATGCTCTTCATGTCTACCGACTGAGACCACAGGTCATTGGCCTGAGCGAACTCCTCGTCAGACATGTTCACAAACGCCTCAACATAGCCGGAGCCTTCGGGTCCCATCTCGGCCAGATGCTGCAGCAGGTCCTGATTGATACCACGATCAGCCAGTTCTGCCATGTTGCGCTCCCAGTTGGCCACGCCGTCGATCTGACTCTGCATGTTGGACAGGAGCGTTTCGGTAGAGATCTCAGCGCCGCCATTAAACTCCTCAAACATGTTCATCTGGGAGTCCAGAGCCTGCTGAGTGCTGTCTACCAGACTGGTAACAGCATTGGCAAAATCAGCGGCTGTCTGCTGCTGTCCAGCTGACAGGTTGCCCCATGCTGACAGGGCCTGTTCTGAGACCTCAATGGATGCCTGCTGAGTAGCGTTTCCGGCTTCCTGAGCGGCCGTGTTGGCTTCGGTGGCAGCAGTGAGCTCACCGTATTTGTTCATGTAGGCGTCAGCTTTTGCTGTTGCCTCTTCAGTGAGGCCGTTCGCCTCCTCAATGGCAGTGTTGGCTTCTTCCTGCGCTTTGTTGTTATCTGCCATCGCCGTCCCGATCAGGTTCAGGGCCTCAAAGACGCTCATCTGCTGGCCGTTGTATTCGACCATCTCGTCAGCGTTCTTGCCCAGGAGCTCCAGCTGATCCTGTTTCAGCTTGTTGCCCTCTTCCTGCAGGGCGTTGAGATTTGTCTCAGCGTCAGTGACAGCAATCTGCGCCTCCGCTACCGCCTTAT